GATGTGGCTGAAGCACTCGGCAAACTTCCCCATTTTGACCTAACTGTTCTAGGTCACTGGCACTGGTTTTACGCAGGCATCTGCGAACATAAAGCAATCATGATGAACCCTGCCTGGCAGTGCGCTACTCCCTGGGCTATGCGAAAAAACTATGAGAGGTTTCAGCCGACTATTGGGGCTACTGTGGTTGAGGTTGAAGATAAGGAAAATGTTTTAATACATAAACATTTAATGAAAAATATTCCTAGAATAGGAGATTCCCTCTTCGAAGTAGAACTAGACTAAGTGACCTAACATGCCTTACTGTTTGGACTGCCGAAACTGGATAAGCATAGAAGAAGGAGAATACTGCGAAACCTGTGAGGAAATACGCCGAGAAAAACAGGAAGGAGGAATAACAGAAGATGAGTGAAACAAGAACAATCCAAATAAACTACGAACCTCACAAATACCAAAAAATCATTCACCAAGACACCCACAGATTCAGAGTAGTCGTAGCAGGCAGAAGATTCGGCAAAGATACTTTGGCTGTTTGGGAATGCTTCTACTATATGGGGAAGCCTAATGCAAAAGTGTGGTGGATAGCCCCCGCATGGACGAATGTTCTTCAATCTTGGCGAATGTTCCTCGACAAAATTCCTAAATCTCTCGTTAAAGAAGTAAATAAAGTTCAGAGTCGCATAACTTTAATCAATAATTCCGTCATCTGGTTTAAGAGCGCGGATAATCCTAAATCTCTTGAGGGAGAAGGCTTAGACTTCATCGTGTTGAACGAGTGTGGAAGAATGAAGGAGAAAATTTGGTTAGAGTCTATCAGACCTCAACTTGGAGACGCAGATCGAATAGGAGATGCGCTTTTCATCTCGACTCCGCGTGGGTTGAACTGGTTCTATAAGATTGCTCTACTTGGCAAAATTGACAGGGAAGATCATGAATGGAAAACTTTTCAGTACCCTTCATGGGCTAAACCCCGTGAACTCTGGAGAAGAAACAGTAAAGGCGAAACAGACTGGGAAATCGCTAAACGAGACTTACCCATACGAATTTTTCAGCAGGAGTATGGGGGAAAATTCCTAGAGGACTTAGGCACCATCTTCAGGCATGTAGATAAAGCGGTGCGTGGTGAATTAGCACCCTACGACCCAAACAAATCCTACATTATGGGTGTGGATTTTGGGAAACAGAACAGTTTTACAGTTGCCTGCGTCATAGACTCTGATGGGCATGTGGATGCTTTTGAGAGGTTTAAGGAAGCAGACTGGAATCTTACAGTAGACAGAATAGTAGGGTTAGCACAATCCTACTTAGCCACAGTCATCGTAGATGCTACAGGCTTGGGAGATCCCCTATACGATTTTATTAGCGCGCGCTACGATAATGTTGAAGGATTCAAAATTAAAGCAAACAAAATGGCGTTAATCGACAACTTAGCCATACAAATAGAGAAGGCTTCGAGAGGAGACGGCGGAATCTCCTACCCTGAAATAGAACAACTCCAAACAGAACTAAAAGTTTTCGGCACAGAATCTAAGGAAGGGCAGAAACCGTTGTATAAAGCCCCAAAAGGCTTCTCAGATGACTGCGTGATTGCTTTGGCTTTAGCTGCGTGGAAACTGTATAAGAGTTCGATTCCGTTAAGTTACTCATTTTTGCGTTGGTAAATAAGGGTCAAACAACCAAAACCTTATTAACTTAAAACTAAATACAATACAGATATAAGAATGGAGAATGAATTTTTTGAAGAAAAGAGTATTTTTACTAGACACTGAAACAGAAGGAGAACCAACCCTAGAAATACTGGAAATTCCCACCCCAGCAGACAAAGTACACATATTAATAAACGGCATCGACATTTCCGAAACTCTAAACGTGCAGAAAATTGAAATATACATAGAAAAAACTAAAAAATAATAAGGCGAAAAATATTTGCCAATAACACTCAAAAAAGCAGCACCAACCACAGACATTAAAAAATCTAAAGCGGTTCTGCCCCAATTCCTACTCAACCCAGGACTAGCCCCCCGCAGACCCCAATGGAACTACCCCTTAATTTACAGGGTTTCAGACGGTTCATGGCTGCTTCAAGAAATATATAAAGTTAAAATTCAAGAAGTGAAGCGAGCAGGCTTCTATTTCCCTGAAAAATTTAAAAGTCGATGCGAAAAATGTGACCTAAACTTTCAGGACACAACTGAAGATTGCCCTATTTGTGGAGAAGAAACTAGAAGTCCAGACATTAAACAATTAAGCATCCTCAGACATTTAACCAGAAACTCCAGAGCCGACAATTACGTGTTCGGTGACGTTTTAGGCTCAATTGTTTATCATGACGATGTAGCTGACGACTGGTATGCCAGCATAAACCCCCTAAAAAGACCTTTAGGAAACGGCAACATTGAAATTTTACCAGGCACATTATCAGTTCAGCACTCAGCCTTCATAAAAATAGTTGCAGATGAATTCGGCAACATTGGAGTAGATGAGGAAGGAAATGCCCAATATTACTGCCCTATCTGCTACGATTATAAAGACGAATACACTTCAAATAAGCCGAAGAAGTGTCCTATATGTGGAATGATGATGGAGCCAACAGCCTACGTTCAAATCGTAGGAAACGACATTAAAGCCCGCTGGTCAACTCGTTGGATGATTCACGGCTCAACAGGACGAATATTGCCCAGTCTATATGGTACACCAAAAATATATTCCTGCTGGGAAATACTATACACGTTGCGAGCAATGGATCAATACATGTTTGACGCTTATACTGAAGGTAAATTGGCGGGGATAATCAACTTTCCAGGCTACAAGCAGGAACAGGTAACTGAACTTCAAGTAAGCATTGAAACCGACATTAAGAAACGCGATGTTCAAACCCCTGACGCATTATGGCGTAGTAAGAAAAGTCCCCGCCAATTAATGATTGGAAGCGAAAAACCCATCACATTCCACAAAGTCATGCCCGACTTAACCGCTATGCAATCCCTATCCTACTATATGGTTTACACTCAAGCCGTATGTGGACTACACGGCGTAACCCCAATCTCAATTTCCTTAAAATCTAAAGAGTTGGGTGGAGGACCGTCTTTCCCTCAAATCGAGTTGGAAGTTCAAAACAAGGCGATGAAGGAAGTTATGCGAGATAAGGAAGAAGTTTTCAACGCTTTCCTACTGCCTCGCTACGGAGTCACAGACTACTTGTTTAAGTTTAACCCACTGGAAATGAAGGATGAGTTGCGGGAGGCTCAGATTAGGCAAACGAACAGTCACACTTTAATGAATTTGCGAAATATGGGTTTTGACGTTTACTTTAATGAGCATGGCAAACTTGTCATCCCCACTAAACCAACATTAAAAATGGATGTTAATATTGAGGTTGATGAGGAAGACGATGAGAACCCTGATGAAGAGGAAAATAAAGGTAAAAAGAAAAAGAAAAAACGTAAAAAGCGTCCGAAAGGAGCATCCGCCCAGAAACCTAAAATAAGCGAATCAACAGGAGCAATGATAGAGGGAACAAGTACTGAGAGATATCCATACGGTCCACGGGGTCGTCCTGAATGATTAAAGATGGACTCATATTTACTGAGCCAGAAGCTAGACTAATTTGGCGCGGACTAAAAACATTAATCATAAAAGACAAAAAACATGACGTAATCAACACGCCTCTACTCTTACTTGGACAACAAAAAGCTTACGGAGTCATTACCGTAAAAAACATTAACCAAATAAGTTTAGATTCTTTCAGCAACCTCAGAAAATATCACTTCATCACTGAAGGAGAAAGAGAATACAGGTGGCGAGATAGAAAACGCCTGTTCGCCTACGAGTTCGACTTTAACCCATATAAGGAACCTAAAGATTACGTTAAGAAGTATAGTTCGAGTGTTCCAGTAAAAAACATTGTCTTAGAAACAGAAACATCCACGCCTAAAACAATAGAGAAAAAAATAATAGAACTGTTTAAAGCAGAAGTGCCCTACACTATTCAGCAAATGAAGTGGACAGAACAAAAAACATTCAGAAATATTCCAACATTCCGCTGGTATTTAATGCTGGATGTAGCAGGTGAAGTCAGGACATGGGAACTGCGAGACAACCCCTTAATAAACAAGTCTACGGTAGCAGTTTACCAAGGAGAATCAGACCGTAAATGGCTCCAGTATTCAGGCACCTTAAAGTCAGGCGACTTCCAATTCACCAAAAGTAAAGTTGAAGGGGAACTAAAACCTTTAATATTTGGAACAACATATTTAACTGTTGAAAAATTAAACAACAAAGAAGTCTTAACCTTAAAAAACGAAAAAATAGGTGAATGGAAAATGACACAAGAAGAAACAAACACATCCGCTTACAAACTCACTAAAGAAACCACCCCAAAAAATGAAGGAACCTTCACTCTCCATAAAAACATTTGGTTCGGAGGAAAATACTACAACATTAAAATAGACGCGGAAGAAAACGCTCTCTTAGAATGGAGTCTAAAAAATTGTCCAATATTAATGAAAGCAGACAATGAAGGAAAAATGTTAACTCAACCCAAACCCTGCCTCGACAAGTCTTGGATGAGTGCTGAAGGAAGACGTAAAGTGGGTGGGGTTTCAATCGACGTTAAAATTTTAGACCAAGGCTCAGTAGAAATAGTTGAGTCCACAGACCAATTAAAAACCTTCATTTTTAAAGGTGAAGCATTAAAAGGAAAATATGTTTTAAGTAAGGAAAAAAACAAATGGTTCTTCACTAAGTCCACGCAAATCGAAAAACAAGGCGATCTTCTCCTTAAACCTTTCGCGGGATACAAAGATTTCGCTGACTGCGTGAAAAGAAACAAAAACAAGAAAGGAATCAAAGACGTTAACGCTTACTGTGGATGGTTAAAACACAGGTTCGAGAAAGCAGAAGAAGAATATTTAGCACAACAGTGACATGACATATTGCAGTGTAGCCCACTTAGAGGCAAAACAGAAAAAGAATGACGGAAAAAATTGAAGGAAACGAATCACCAGCATTCATAGTAAAATCAGAAAAATTCGTCACGGCGGGGTATGCGTCACCGAACATTATAGATAATCAAGGACAAAGACTCAGCCTAAAAGCCTTAGACGAAGGCTTCAAAAAACTTATGGTGAAGGAGTCACGCCGAAACTACATTTTTCATCACGGCAACATTCAAATCGGCGAAGTTTTGTGGAAATATACGGATTCTGAAGGCAACGTTTTCAAGTCAGGAGTAGATTTTGATGGTGAATTAAACAAGGAGTCTCTACACGCATACGGTAGAAAACCTGAACATGGACTCTTCGTAGTCACCGAACTTTTCCAAGACCAGCTTTCCTCACAAGAAGTAATTAAAGAAATGAATAAAGGCAGACTCCTCAACTACTCTATTGGAGGTAGAGTTCTTCCAGGAGGACACGAAACTGTTTGTGACGGTAATGTTTGTTGGGATGAAGTCACAAAGTTAGAGTTAAATGAGATAACTGCCTGTGAACGAGGCATTAACCCTCAAGCCCAAGCCTTCATTCTGAAAGGAATAGAACTGGAATGCGAGTGCGTAGACAGTAAAGTAAACGAACCAAAAGAAAATGTTGAAACTACCCAAAAACGAGTAGATAACTCTTATAAGAGTAGGTTGGAAAGAATACTCTATACAAACCTACAAAAAACAGGAAAAAAAGAAATGACAGATTTAGAAACTGAAGCAAAAACCCTGAAAGACGAAATAGTTGAACTAACAAAATTACTGAAAGCTAAACCTAAAGAAACCGTAAAATATTTCTTCGGCAGACCAAAACGAGAACACTTCGAAACAGACACAGACTACCACGTTGAACTTGGAGCCTACCACGCCCTACTCGAACAAAAAACTACGGAAATTGAATCTGCACTTCCAGAAGACTTAACTGAAGTCCAAAAAGAAGCCTGCAGAAAAGACGTTTCCAGCAGAGTTAAAGCAGGAGAAAGCGTGAAGAGCGCAGTTAAAAGTTGGAAGGCTTCCATGAAGAAACTTGAGAAAACTAAAGTCAAAATCGAAGAGAAGAAACCCGAAGAAAAGAAAATAGAGAAAAATTACTTCAAGAAACCAGAAGAAGGCGACGAAGACTACGAAGCAAAACTAACAGCTTACAACGCTTTAATCACTGAAATTCAGACAGGAATCACCGAAGCTAAAGGTGGAGAACTCGTAAAGAAAGGAGTAATCCCCACAAAGAAAGACTTAGGGGAGAAAAAACCTGTAGACTTCGACAAACTAATGAAAGACGCTGACGAAGCATCATCCTTCAAGAAATTTATAGGTGAAATATAATGGCAAGAGAAATAAGACCCAAATATGCAAGAGGATACAACACAGACTTCCTAAACTGGTGGTACAACGAAAACGGATTAGGTTCCGTCTTAACATCAGCAGGATTCGGCGACGTAATCAAGAAAGCTGCGGCAGACTACGAGTGGGATTTCCCAGGCGCATTCACAACTTACGGAGAACCCGTCTTCGCACCTAAAGTAGAACTATGGTTGGCTAGAAACAGTGAAGTTTACAGCCTACTACCAAAATCTACTTTCATAGCGAAAGGCGACTCCTTCAAATACATTGAGACAGAACTAGACGGTCTAGTAGCAATAACTGCTACAAGCACTCCAGACGCTTCCCTCGCAAAAGAGTCAGCACCAACCATCACAAACGTAGAATTAATACGTCCAGGCTACTATGGAGACTACTGGAAAGTTAACTGGATGGGCAGAGTTGAGTCAGGATGGCAGAAAGCGACAGATCCCAAGACGGATCCCGCTTACATTAAGGCATTCCACGCGGAAGCCTTACCCAACCAAATCGACAAACTCTTAACTTTAACAGCAGATACGACTCCAGCAGCAACCACAGTTGAAAGCTTAGACACGTTGCTCTCAATAAACACTGAGGCAGGCACAACTTATTTGTCTGCAGCGACAGACAATGATTTGTGGTTCGGTAAATCTTCTGCTGAACAAATTAGGGCAAACGATACGGACGACACTTACGGTTGTGGAGCAGGCGGAGCAGACACAGCTATGATTGGGGCTGGAACAAACGCTAGAGTCGTACAGTTAGACTTCATTGACGATGCGTTGGCTGCGGCTAAACCCTACTCTAAAAATAAGAACTACATTATGGTAATGGGCAACAAGACACTGAACGAAATTCAGAAACTTATCGACCCCAAACAGAGATTCTTAGATACACCTATGAACTATCAGAAAACGTTGAATGGTGTTTCTACGAGGAAAGGTGTTGTTGGCGGATTCACTGTGAGCGGTTTAATCTCAAACGGATTAACTATACCAGTCTTCACATGTGACCACGTAGCCAACGAGACTTCAACTAATAGAAGCTCCAAAATTACGGATGCTGATATAGGTAACATCTACATTATCGATTTGGATGCGATTGAGTTGAGGGTTGCGGTTCCTGTGACTTATATTGAGACTCCTCCGAGTTCCATGTTAAGCATAGATTATTTGCAGTCCCGACATATGTTCTTGTGGGCAGCTCAACTATTATGTTCGAACTTCAGAAGCCATGCTTGTGTAAAATATTTAAAGTCGAGCTGATTTTAGGGTTTATTCCTTAAATAAAGCTTAAAACCCCCTCTTTTTTTTAATGAGGTAAAAAATAATATTAAATAAATAGTGATTAACATGCCGACCCATGGGAGTCTTATAAAAGCAGGAAAAGTTAGAAATCAAACACCAAAACTTCAACCCTTACATAAAAAGAAAACTTTTCCGAGAAAAAACAACCATAAAAAATGGGTAAAAAAACAGAAACAATTAAAACGGGAACAAAGACAGAATTTAAATAGAAGGAACACTTTAAGATAAGGGATCAAAAATGACGTTTACAAGCACAATGATTGATAGAGAAATAGTTGGCACAAAATGGATTTCTTGGGGAACCTACACTAACAGTGGATCCACAACTGGCGGAGAATTAGACACAGGACTTAAAGTTGTGGAGTCAGCGCACTTAACGCCTACAGGATCATCTGTTGATGCTTCAGCACCAACCATAGATGAGTCTTTCCCGTTTATTGGGGGCACTATTACGGTTGTTACTGTGGCGGGTGGGGATGGTGTTTGGTTTGCGTTGGGTAGAATGTAGTTAATTTTTTTTATCTGAAAGTTTACGCCAACGCCATATTGTCATGCGAGTTACCCCAAACTTCTTAGCAATCTCACCGTAAGTCATATTAAGCAAATTATGATGTCTCATAATAACATTCTTCTTTATTN